GATTCCGACCTCATCTAACTTCTGACGATCCTCGCTGATAAATTCTTTTGCTCTCATTACTTGCTCCAATTCTTAACAGCACTGAAGTTGTTTTTACTAAACTCCATTCTGTCCACTAGTTTAACTGCGCCACTGTCTGTGCCAATAGCAACAAAGCCTTCAGGGTTTGTTACTTCGTAGCCCGTGTCTGTGCGGATAAGTGATTTAATACTATCTACTTTATTCAATTTATTTATAAGCATATTTTTCATTGCAATGATGTCTTTGTATACTGCAAGCGCACTGGCAATACCTGTCATGTTATCATTGATAAACTTGTTTTGTGCGGCAATCTTATCTGTACGACTTTTTACTGCAGGTGCCGCTGGGTCTTGATTTTTAAGTTTTGCAATTTCTTTTTGTATGTAATCGTTGTACCACTGCGTAAAGTCTGTAGCAAAACTCTGTGCATCATCTATTTGTGTGTCACCGCGTTTAATTCTTGCATTTACATACTGCATAAGCAGTGCTTTGTAGTCGCCGCTAACTGCCGCAAAGTCTGCAGTTTTAAGTGCGCCTGCTGCAGCATTTAGTCCTTGTAGTATTTGCTTGTTCTCTTGTTGTGTAAGACTTGCTTGACCACTTAGGTCTTTGTAGGTTGCATCGTCAAACCATACTGCACTGGTCTTGTTTAGTTCATTTACATCTGCGCCAAAACTTGCAGTCATTTCTGGCACACTATCACCTGTGTAAGTTGTGTGGAAGATAATGCCCATCTGACTTGCTGCAATACGCTTGCCTAGTTCACTGTTTTTAGGAACAGCATAAGCAATAGTGTTAGGTTGGAACACCCAACTCGACTCACCATCAATGTCAGCAGTTTCTAAATCACTTTTGGTATACATCATGTCGCCTTGTAGCACACCTTGTATACCTAGTCCTGATAGCAGTTTAAGTGCTAGTGCAAGTTTTTCACGAATGCCGCCTTCATATCCATACTTGTCAAGGTCTCCAGTGCTTTTTATGAGTTTGCCTGTTTTGCTAAACACGCCTTTAGTACCAACAAAAAACTTGCCATCGCTTGGATCTGTACCAGCAAATATAGCAGGAGCACCATCCCATTTTACAGTTATGTTGCCACTGTCGCCGCCATTCTCCAGCATGTCACGCACACTGTTAATATACTGCAGCGCACTCTGCGCACCAGGCTTGCCTTGAAGAAATACTAGATCTTCAATATGCTCAAGATGGGTATTTTTACCTTCAGCAGCCTCGGCTACTATTTCTCTGAAGCGCATTTGCTTTCGTTGACTTTCCGAATACCTCGCACAAACTTACGACTGTCCTGATGTTTAATACTGTTTAACAGTCGACGTTCCAGGTCTCCTGCTACATCGGCATCATAATGCTTGTGCATTTCATTAATAAGATTGATTGCGCTCTCTATCACGTTAGTTGCTCGACTTTCCATTACATGTTGTCTATCTTTTTCAACAATCATGCTGTTTAGTTCGTGTAGTATACTACGGGTCTGTTTACGCATGGTTTCGTCCTTATCGTTTTTAGTATTTATCGGTTAAATACAACATTACATTATTGTAACTTGGAGGAGGAACAATGTCAAGTATAGAAAACCCTGGGTTGCACTTTGCAACTCTGGCTAAAGTAGCCTATCTAACACAAGCAGAGAGCAAGCCTACAGTACACACACTCGGATATACAAAGAGTGTTCTCGTAGATCATAAAGGTGCAGAATGTTTAATTGTTGAAAACAGTGAACGTGTTGTGCTTGCCTTCAGAGGCACAGAGCCAAAAGAGTTTAGTGATATCAAAGCAGATCTAAAAGCGTGGAAGCGTAAAAGTAAAACCTGGGGCATGGTGCATGCTGGTTTTTATGAATACCTAAATCGTATTTGGGAACAGGTAGAGGCATACATTAGCACACCTGCTCGTAAGAAAAAAGCACTTTACATTTGTGGACATAGTTTAGGTGGTGCAATGGCAGCACTAGCAGCAAGCCGCTTGCAGGATCGTGTTGTTGCTTGTTATACATATGGCCAACCTCGTGTAGGTGGCAAGATTTGGGCAACTAAATGTACATTTGAACATCATAGATATGTAAACAACAATGACATTGTGCCTCGTGTACCATTTGCTATTATGGGCTTCCGTCACAGAGGCGAACTACACTACATCAACTACTATGGCTACATTCGCAAGATGACACCATGGCAGGTCTTTAAAGATGGATGGCGTGGCCGTTTTCGTGCTTGGAGCAAGCGTGAATTCTTTGATGGTGCAAGAGATCACAGCATGGATTTATACGAAGCAAAGATTGCTAAAAATTAATAAGGGCGGTAAGACTCTAAATCAGGAATATAATCTTTAAGTTTTATATTTCTGGCACTGTCCATTATGTCATTCCATCTAAAAAACTTTTCAACTTTCTCAGGCTCAGTCTGATATGATTGGTAGTGTTCAAGTAAACTGTCTATACCACTCTTGCAGTCTTTTCCATCACTGTAATAGAGTTTGGTTTCTTTTGTACGACGCAAACTTTCTATGCATTCATCAATCATTGGACTTATAAATGCACTGTGCAGATCAACCCTATTATACTGTAAATAAAGAAGTTCCATGGGAAAGTTTTTACTTGCAAATTCAAAAAATTCATGGGTGCGATGTATGCCCCATATGGTAGGCACATGATTCCAAGTGAACTGATGTCCTAGAGATTTTATCTTTTCACAATTTTCTATAAGTTTGTCCCAATTGCTATTCCATCTAATATAATCATTTACAACACCATACCCATCACAACTGACACTAAAATGCAAGTGAGTAAAATGTTTGGATAAATCCCAAAAAGTCTCACTAAAAAAATGACAATTGGTACCAATTGTGAGTTTGAAATCTGTGCTGCCAGCATCAATGCAGTTGCGCATAAAGCTGTAGGTTTCTTTCATGATTGTTGGCTCGCCGCCACACAAATAAACAGTGTGTTTATCAGTTAGTGTATTAACATCCACTGTGTCAATAAGTTTGCTAAATTTATAATTGTCATCCCACTCTTGATCAGGACTGCCCTCTGCTAACTCAGGATGCTGATCAAATTCTTTTTTTAGTAGATGACTGTGTTGAGGCATACACATACGGCACATTAAATTACATTTATTACTGCTTCTAATTTCGTAATAATATGGACTTTCAATTTTTTCCAGGTCGTCGATTGATTGGATTCCTAATTCTGCAATGAGATCCAAACTGTCGTGAACTCTGTAACTGGTCATTCCTTTGTCTTCGTACTCATAACACACACTGCAGTTTTCTGGCATGCGTTCACCGGCTAACATCTTTTGTCTTATTTCTTTATATTCTGAATTGTTACCCCAGTCATCTATGCTCTGAACTTCAGACATTTTTTTCTGAGATCGTGTACACAAATTTACTGTTCCGCCTTCGTCATTGCATAGAATCCACGGATATATACAAAAACTTTTATTTGTTTTAAAATATTGAATCCAATCGTTGTATGTTGCAACATTGCGATTGTCTTTGTACTTTACATTTAATGCCCAATAGTTACTGTTGCGTTCAAGTTCTTCAAACAATTTAAACGTAGATAGCAGTATTTTTTGACTGGTCCATTCTTCCAATGGTTGGTCTAGTAGTATTACTTCATCAAAATTTTTCGCTGTATCTATTAGATAACCACTTGAAGCATCGGCAAGACTTGAATGATAAAATCCAGATTCAGCTGAGTCAGCACCTTCTTCCAACAACCCAATATTTCTACTGCCAGACCGTCTTGCAAGATTTTCCGTTCTTACATTAGTATCTTCAGTGTTATTCCCTATCACTAAAACTTTTTTATTCACTTTTTAATCCCGCTAACATATCTTTAAGTTTGCTGCTCTGAACACTAGCAGTTGGTGTACTAACATTGTCACTTGCTTCAACAACACCATTGCTCTTAATACGGTTCATAATGTTACTGCCTGTGGTTTGTTGCGGTGCATCCTCATCTTCGCCCAAGTCTGTAATGCGTAGACTTTCTAGGTTAAAGCCAAGATCAATCTTTTGACCAACGCCGCTACTGCTTCTAGTTTTCATCAACTGTATCTGATAGCGTCCACGCTCACGCATAGCACGACTTGTAAAGATACCAAACACATTATCCGCTGTGTTAATCTTACTCAAGCCACCAGAGATATGACTGTGATCAAACTCTATTTCATCAACTGCACCTCTGTTCAACTGACTTGCTGTTACAAATACACAGTTAAGTTCTTTTGCTAGGTTACGCAGTTCTTCACTTACATACTTGTCTTTAACAAACAAATCACTTGGACTTACTTTAGCACTAACTGGCATAAGCAAATCCAAATAGTCAATGAGCAGGAAGTCTACACGCCAGCCATTTTTAATCTGCAGTTCTTTCAAGTATGCACGGATATCATTTACATTGCTTTGTGCTGGCATGTATTTGATCTGCAAGTTGCCTGCTTTCTTGCCCACCATCTTAACTTTCATCTCAACAGTGTCCAAGTCTTTGAAAACTTCTTTAGTACTTACATTAGTAAGCATACTGTCAATACGCATAGCACTAAGTCCTTCACTAAGTTCCAAACTCAAGTATACACCATTTAGTCCTTGTGTTACCCAGTTCACTGCTAGGTTCTGCATAAACAAACTCTTACCTGATCCTGATCCACCTGCAAAAATATTGAGTTCGCCTTTGTTCATGCCGCCAAACAGTTTACGATCCATAGCGGGCCAGCCTGTGCTGATCTGTCCATTATTGTCTTTAAGTGCCATAAGTCTTGCTCTGGGATCTTCAAAGTAGTTTGTGCCCATGTCTTTTGTAAGACTGATCTGCACTGCATCTTTGATGATCTTTTCAACTGGCTCATATTCGCCCTTCTCAAGTAAATCTGCACTCTTGAGAATAGCTCTTTCTAGTTCCTGCCGCTTGGTGAATCCTTCAAACTCTGCGAGGAACCAATCATTGTGACTTTCTGTAATCTCTGGAACAGGCTTTAGTTCAACACCTGTTACTGCCCTAATCTGTTCATGTGTAGGAAGCGCACCATGATCATCGCTGTGCTGTTTGATAAACACTGCAGTATCATGCAAACTGCGATCAAAGTTATCCACATTATAGATGTTTTGCACACGCACAAAGTTCTGTGCATCATGAAGCATCATTTCCAAAAACAGTTTTTGTAAGTCTGCTGTATATTCTTTACTCATAATATTGTTTTATTTCCTCACTGTTTGGGAAAGTATTTAACCCGTAGCATTTCAGTTCAATGCCTTGCTCACGAAGGTGATATTGTATTATTGCTTCTTGCACAATATCTCCTGTTATACTAGCGGACACCCCTTGTTTATAATTTACAAGATTTTCCCAATCTTGCCAAATTTTATTTTGTGATTCGGACCATGTTTTGCAATAGTGATGTAAACTGCTTGAATCAGTTATAGTTACTCCAGCATACTTACTAATGTCATAAAACACTTGTTCGATATCATTAAACAGATCCATGGTATCTACACAATGAAATCCCAACTGCGTTGCATGTATCCATTGTTCTCGCATCTGATCTACCCACCATTGCATAAGATATAAACTTAAATATTCTCGTTTTTCCCAGACTTCTAATTCACCATCACTCCAGTTACTAGCATGCCGAGTAGGTACAATATTTTCTAAAAAAGTAGGAACCTTTTGCGCACAAACCAGTGCAAACTCACTAACAATATCGGTGCTAGGTCCTATGTAAACTTTAATGCCATTTTGATCAGCGATATAATCAAGTACTTCGATTCCTTTAAGATCGGACATAGGCACAATAGGAGTAAACACATTATCTTGTGCAGATTTATAGTCGTGGGCAAATAGCATTTCTTTTGTACGAGGGTGCCACTGTTTGGATACTCCGTGTGCAGTATTATTTTGCATAAAATCTCGATCAACAGGTAATCCTTGCAAGTCTGTACAGGCACGAAATAGCATCTCAAGTACACTAGCGCCAGATCCCGGAAGAAAACTTAACCAAATATTCACCAGCGTTTTCTCATTAAATTAATTTTCAAACTCATTGTTTGCTTTGCATCCACAATACTTTTAAGTGTAAACAGTTTACCATATCGTACAACTGCATCATTAACGTCTTTAACATCCGGTTCCCATTCAGGAAAACTAACACTCCATCCATACTCGAGTGCATCATCAATAAGTTTTTGTCCTGCTGCATCTCTGTCTGGCACTAGTATGACTTCTCTAGCAAGTGTGTCGATAATTTCTGCCTGTGTCTCACTGGCGTTGTTACTTAGTATGCCAACGCCGCCAATACACATTGCATCCAGTATGCCTTCTGTTACAATCACAAACTTAGCATTGGATAACTGATCATCCATGCCATACACATAACCCGTGTCGTAACTGTTGTGATACTTGGGCTTGCTGTTCTCATCTGTTGATCTTGCAGTATAACCAATTAGTTTGTTTTCATATGTACAAGGAATAATAAAACGTTTCCACATACCTGCAGGCTTTGTGTTACTGTATAACAGTCTTGTGCTGTCTAGTCCTCTGTGTGCTACATAGTCTTGTACACCTTGTGGTGCACGATCAAGTGTAACAACATTGTCTGGTAGTGGACGAGGTTTGAACTCTATAGAAAATTCTTCGTCAAGTTCTTGTTCTATTACTACTGTGTCTTTGATGCGCAGTGCTTCAATGTTAAGCATACTGCGAGTATTTTCATCCACACCTAACCAAGCGAGTAGTTTGCGCATTTTAAAACTGATGTGCCTGCCTGGTTGCCATCCTGTTTTAAAGTTGCAGTTAAAGCAGTGATAACTTATTGCTTCGCCGTTGGCAATAACACCGCCTCTGCTACGCTTGTCCATACTTTCGCCATTGTGATGACAGCATACTGCATTAAACGAAATCCACCCGTTAGTGGTACGCTTTTGCTTGCCTGGTAAGGCATCAATTACTACTTGCTGAATACTATTCATAACTGTTATATTATACGTTCTTTTGCAAAATCATGCAACCTAATTGTAAAATATTCATGCCCTGCTTCGTTGGGATGACCACCACTTGCAAACAAATCTAAACGACTATCTTCTTGTACAGCACGTTTAAGCATGCTGTCCATACTTGCGCCATCTATAAAATAATTAGGATATGTTGTGGATTTATGTGTACCAATTGCATTAAATTGCAATATTGGTACATCATGTGTTTTGCATATACTATTGACTATAAGTTTAGCATTGTCAGTAAACATATCATGACTTGCGCTGTTACTGTTTAAAACCCATTCACGTTTACTGCGGTTCCACGCTTCTTCTTGGAAACCATTATGTGTCCAGCGGTCACTATACCAACTCATACGAGTTCGTTCTGTCCAACCAACACACACAACTATCTTTTCATCAGGATTTCTTATTTTGATAAAATAGTCTGCTACTTGCTGTGCAATAGCAAAGTTACTGTTAGCAGGTTCTGCACGATTGTCCCAGGTTGTATCTAATAGTTTTGCTAGTTGCCCTAACCAACAGTTGCTTTCTCTATATCGAGTGTTTGCCCAGTGATCTGCAGGATCTATGTCTGACGATTGTAGTTCACTGCCATAGGTAAAACTACAGCCAAACCCTACTAACTTCACGGTCTATATAATACTTGACTCAATGTTCCTGAGGTAGTTGTACGCTTAAAACGCACTGCACTGTATACACCTGTAAAATTAATGTAAGCGTTAGCAGTTTGTGCAGTATAGTTTGTGGTTGAGATAGTTGTAAAATCAGCGTTTTGAATACTATTACTTGGATTAATTGAGCCCTGTATCTCCAGGGTGCCTGTGAACGCACTGCTAAAATAAACCTGTGCAGTGTGTTGTGCTGTGTT